GTCCTCCGGTATCCCCAACCCGATCTGGGAGGTCGGCGCCGGGTTCTTTACCGAGAACACACCGGACAGGTACTGGTTTGCCTTCAGCAACCCGCGCCGCAACGAAGGCTACTTTTTCGAGTGCTTCCACGCCAAACGGGCGTTCTGGAACACCCGTAGTGTAGACGCGAGGACGGTGGAGGACACCGACAAACAGGTCTATGAGCAGATCATTGCAGAATACGGCGAAGACAGCCCACAGGCAAAGGTCGAGGTGTACGGCGAGTTTCCAGATGCAGGCGAGGATCAGTTCATCAAGCCGCTGCTGGTCGAGGACGCGATGCAAAGGGAGCGGTGGAAGGACACCACGGCGCCTATAGTATTGGGGATAGACCCCGCGCGCGGCGGCGCCGACTCGACCGTGCTGGTGGTGCGCCAAGGGCGGGACATCATCGCCATCAAACGCTACTCGGGCGAGGACACCATGACGATCGTGGGCCGGGTGATCGACGCCATCGAGGAGTACAAGCCGATCCTGTCGGTAATCGACGAAGGCGGCCTCGGATACGGAATACTTGACAGGCTCACAGAACAGCGGTACAAGGTGCGTGGGGTAAACTTTGGCTGGAAGGCCAAGAACGCCATTATGTGGGGCAACAAGCGGGCTGAGATGTGGGGCTTGATGAAGGACTGGTTGAAGACAGCATCCATTCCTGGCGACCGTCAGCTAAAGGCTGATCTGGTCGGCCCGATGAAAAAGCCCAACAGTAGCGGCACGATTTTCCTTGAAGGAAAGAAGGAAATGCGTAGTAGAGGTCTAGCCTCACCCGATGCCGCTGATGCGCTGGCGGTGACGTTTGCCTTTCCCGTCGCGCACCGCGAGTATCGGGAGCCTGCCAAACGCACCGCGTCATCTCACGCCAGCGTAACCAACTCTTGGATGGGATCGTGAAGAAAAGCGTGTCTCTAGCTGTGGGTCGAGGCGAGAAGCTCCCCGTTAGCAAGGGCGCTGGCCTGACCGCCAAGGGAAGAGCCAAGTACAACGCAGCCACCGGCAGCAACTTGAAGCCGCCGGCGCCCAGTCCCAAGACCGCAGCCGACAAGGGGCGCAAAGCGTCATTCTGCGCCCGCATGTCGGGGGTAGTCAGGAACGCCAGCGGCCCCGCTGAACGTGCAAAAGCCTCTCTTAGACGATGGAAGTGCTGACCATGAAACCTGGACTCTACAGCAACATTAACGCCAAACGCGACAGAATAGCCGCAGGCAGCAAAGAGAAGATGCGGAAACCCGGCGCACCCGGCGCACCGACGGCCAAGGCGTTCAAGCAGTCGGCTAAAACGGCGAGGAAGAAATGACGGACTTGTACGCAAAGGGATATGCGGTGCCGTTATACGGCCTGTACACCCACACCTGGCGGCACTACGACCGCGAGATTACGCTGCCACACGGCGCAGTGCCGGTCATGGAACGTGATGGTGTTCCGTGCGCTCTTTGGGCCGACGTGCAAAAGGCGGTGAAGTAGTGGCCTATCAGGACACAGGCATCAACGAGGCCGGCGCTGTCGCAAGCGGTGGCAGCAAGCGCGACGTGGGTAACGCCGACATGCTGGCAACCATGCGCACCCGCCTGACGATGGCGATCTCGGCGTACTCGGACTCCCGTGAGGACGAGCTGGACGACCTGCGCTTTCGTGCCGCCTCACCTGACAACCAGTGGCAGTGGCCTGCCGACGTGCTGGCAACACGCGGCTCGGTGCAGGGCCAAACGATCAACGCTCGCCCATGTTTGACCATCAACAAGCTACCGCAACACGTGCTGCAAGTCACCAACGACCAGCGCCAGAACCGTCCGAGCGGCAAGGTCATTCCGGCTGACGACAAGGCCGACATCGAGGTTGCCGAGATATTCAACGGTCTGGTGCGGCACATCGAGTACATCTCCGATGCTGACGTAGCTTACGACACCGCCTGCGACAACCAGGTGACCTTTGGCGAAGGGTACTTTCGCATCCTGACTGAATACAACGACGACAACAGTTTTGAGCAGGATTTGCGAATCGGGCGTATTCGGGACAGTTTTAGCGTCTATATGGATCCGACAATCCAAGATCCTTGCGGATCTGACGCCGAGTGGTGTTTTATCAATCAGGAACTCACTACAGACGAGTACGAACGCGAGTTTCCTGACGCCGCAACCCTGTCCAGCCTCCAATATGGCGTCGGTGACGGGCAATTAAACGCCTGGATCAACCAAGACACGGTAAGAATCGCGGAATACTTCTATATTGAGCATACAGCCAAGAAGTTGCACCAGTACCACGGCGGGATCACCGCAATGGCTGGCTCGCCGGAGGCGAAACAAGCCGAATTGATGGGTTTGAAGCCCATAAAGACCCGAAATGTGGACGTTCGGCAGGTCAAATGGTGCAAAACCAACGGTTTTGAGGTGCTGGAAGAACGCGATTGGGCGGGTAAATACATCCCCGTAATCCGCGTAATTGGCAACGAATTTGAGATAGACGGCAGGATGTACGTCAGTGGGCTGGTGCGAAATGCCAAAGACGCCCAACGGATGTACAACTACTGGGTGAGCCAAGAGGCCGAGATGCTGGCACTGGCACCCAAGGCACCATTTATCGGCTACGGCGGTCAGTTTGAGGGTTATGAGCAGCAGTGGAAGACGGCCAACATCAACAACTGGCCCTATCTGGAGGTCAATCCCGACGTGACCGATGGTCAGGGCGGCGTGTTGCCACTACCGCAACGCGCACAGCCGCCGATGGCATCCAGCGGCCTCCTGCAAGCCAAGGCCGGGGCGTCGGACGACATCAAGAGTTCCACCGGGCAGTACGACAGCAGTCTGGGCGCCACCAGCAACGAGCGGTCGGGGCGAGCCATCCTCGCGCGCGAGAAGCAGTCCGACACCGGCACCTACCACTATGTCGATAACCTGGCGCGGGCGATCCGGTACGCTACGCGGCAACTGGTCGATCTGATCCCGAAGATCTACGACACCCAGCGCATCGCCCGCATTATTGGCATGGACGGTGAGACAGATCAGGCCATGATCGACCCGACGCAGCCGATGCCGGTCAGGAAGATCCAGAACGAGCAGGGCATCGTCATCAAGAAAATCTACAACCCCAATGTCGGCAAGTACGACGTGGCGGTGACCGTTGGCCCGAGCTACATGACTAAGCGGCAGGAGTCGTTGGATGCCATGAGCCAACTGCTGCAAGGCAACCCGCAACTGTGGGCCGTGGCCGGCGACCTCTTTATCAAGCACATGGACTGGCCGGGGGCGCAGGAGATGGCAGCGCGGTTCGCCAAGACCATTGACCCCAAGTTGCTGTCGGATGATGACGACCCGGCGCTGCAAGCGGCCAACCAGCAGATGCAGGCGATGGGGCAAGAAATGCAACAGATGCAGCAGATGTTGCAAAACGTCAGCCAGTCGATGGAAGCTCAGACGCTGAAGGTCAAAGAGTTTGAGGCTGAAGTCAAAGCCTACGACGCGGAGACCAAACGGATTTCGGCAACGCAAGCCGGTATGAGCGAAGAACAGATTCAGGATATTGCAATGGGTGTGGTTGCGGCGGCAATAGAGTCGCAAAGCATGTTGATGCCAAACATGCGCGAGCAATCTATGCCGATGGAAATGATGCCACCACAAGGGATGCCGCAATGAAGTGCAGCGACTTTATGGGGCTTCTGTTCTTGGCGCGGGATGTGGCGCACAGTGTCCACCTTAACACCCGCAGCTATTCCAAGCATGTAGCCTTGAACATCTTCTACGAACGTGTTGTAGGTGTTGCCGACGATTTTGCCGAAGCCTACCAAGGCCGTCACGGTTTGATTGGCCCGATCTCGCTGATGTCTGCCAAGAAAACCACCAACATCATTGAGTTTCTGGAAGACCAGTTGAAGGAAATTGAAGCGGCTCGGTATGACGTTGTGGACAAGTCAGACACCTCGTTGCAACAGCTCATCGACAATATTGTGGAACTATACCTCCGCACCCTGTACAAACTCCGCTTTCTAGCTTGAGGTCAATCATGTCAGCCACCTATGAACGTATTACCGCAACGCATCAAATTAAAGTTGGGTTTACGGTTTTAAAAGGCATTTTTATTAGCGCCGCAAGCGCAACGCCAACCATTACCATTTACGATTCCGGCACCGCAAGCACTGGTGACCCGATCATAATCGGCGTGTTTACACCCGCAGCGGCAACTAACCACACCTTTACCGCAAACGGCATAACGGCAAGCAAAGGACTTTACGTTGTTATATCGGGAACGGTAGCAGCAACTCTCTTTTTTGAATAACCGCACTGGCGCGGAACGCCAGGGATTCCAAGGAATCAAGCCATGTCTGAAGAAGTAATAGCGGAAGCACCCGCGCCGGAACAGGTAGCTACGGCAGCGCCTGAACCAGAGACTGTAGCGCCGGTAGAAGCATCCGAAGGCGAAGTTAAGGAAACTCCGAAGGTATTTACCCAAGAGGATCTTGACGCAGCCATCGGCAAGAGGCTTGCAAGAGAGCAGCGAAAGTGGGAGCGCGAAGCAAGGCAGGCCGAAGCACCAAAGCCAGCCCCTGTGGAGCATGTAAAGCCGGAACAGTTTACTACCACCGAGGAATACGTTGAAGCACTGACGACTTCCAAAGCGCAGCAAATTGTCCAGCAGCAACAGTACGCGAAACAGCAACAAGAATTGCTTGGTAACTATCACGAAAAGGAAGAAGATGCGCGGGGCAAATACGAGGACTTTGAACAAGTTGCGTACAACCCCAAGCTACCGATTACTCAGGTGATGGCCCAGACGATTCAAGCCTCGGATAACGGCCCTGATATTGCATACTATCTCGGTACAAACCCCAAGGAAGCTAATCGCATATCCCGCCTTGAACCGTTCTTGCAGGCAAAAGAAATTGGAAGATTGGAAGCAAAAATTGCTTCTGAACCCGTAACAAAACGCACATCCAGCGCACCTGCGCCGATTTCACCCGTCACCGCTCGCGGAGGTCACTCCGGCAGTTTTGATACCACAGACCCAAGGTCAATTAAAACCATGACCACAAGCCAGTGGATTGAGGCTGACAGAGCAAGACAGTTGAAAAAGCAGGAAGCGAGGCACCGCTAACTTTTAGGAGTTTTTCATGGCTAATAGCCTGCTTACCATCGACATGATTACAAGAAAGTCTCTTGAGATCCTTGAGAACAACCTTGTCATTTCGCGCAATTGCAACAAAGAGTATGACGATAGTTTTGCCGTTGAAGGTGCCAAGATTGGCTCGACCCTGCGGATTCGTCTGCCGGATCGCGCTTTGGTGACTGACGGTGCCGCACTGCAAGTGCAGGACGACAACGAGCAGTTCACCACGCTGACGGTTTCCAGCCAAAAGCACATCGGCATTAACTTTACTTCTGCCGAGCTGACCATGCAGTTGGACGACTTCGCGGAACGTGTTCTGAAGCCGCGTATCAGCCAATTGGCATCAAGTGTTGATGCTGACGTTGCCAACGCTTACAAATCCATTTTCAACACCGTAGGCACCCCCGGCACCACGCCAGCAACCGCTCTGGTTCTGTTGCAAGCGCAACAAAAGCTGAACGAGTCGGCTGCGCCCATGTCGCCGCGCTACGCCACCGTGAACCCTGCCGCTAACGCTGGCTTGGTCAACGGTATGACCGGATTCTTTAATCCGACGGGCACGATCTCCCGCCAGTTCAAGACCGGCATGATGGGTGAGGGTGTTCTTGGCTTCGATGA